GGTGCAACATTTCCATGAAGTCAACACGGCGCTGGTCAAGTTCAACAGGCGTCAGCATGGCTTTTAGCGATTGCAAGGGCTTCTGATCTGGTGTCGCAAAGGGGGCCGTACCAAACGGCGGTGCCATCCCAGCACCAAGGCTGAAAGGCGGACATCACACCGTAACCGACCCAATCAGCTCCGTAGCAATGATGCCTAGGGCTGTCGTAAAACTCTTGGGTGGCCTTAATTGGCGGCGTCATTGGCTATCGGGCAGTTGCCTTGTTGATAGCGAATAAAGGGCTGCAGTGCAGCGTACATACGGGCACAGTGGTCAATGGTTAGTTCGTTGAACCGTGGCGCCCAGTATTCCGCCAAACATTGCTGCAGGATGGCCTCAATTTCTTTGGTAGAGATCGCAGATGGTGGCAAAGGTTGGTTCATCTATGGCCTCGGGAAAGCCATAAGCGCATTCACCATGTTGGTATTCGGTGCAGTTGTGGCAATGTTTGGATTGTTGAATGTAATCTTTGCGGATTGATTCTTTAACCCGAACTGGTACACGCGGCACGTCGGGGCAAATATCAGTCCAGTTTTTACCGTTGCGAATCAATGAAATTGCCTGCCGTGTTACCCCGTATTTTGCCGCCAGTGCAGAGTTTGGCTCTGTTGACTGCAGGATTTGAGTTACAACAGCAGGCGTTAATTTTGTTCGCCTTACCCGTGCCATCAAAAAGCAGGTAGTTTGACCTCTTTGGCTTCCATGGGTTGCCGCCATTTAATAAAGCGGTAATACGGCCCCCATTCGTCAAAAGCAATTTGTTTGGCTTCTGTTGGGCCGTAGGCATCTACCCAGTTGTAGATATTGGCGTCGGGGATTTCAAAATAGAAGCGACGTAGTTTGGTCATCGGTTTTCAATGGGTCGTTTGGAGAGGTAAAGCTGAGAAATTTTGTAGACGGCGCCAGAGTCAAAGGCTTGGACTAAGTAGGTTGGCCAAGTGCAACCTTCAACCCTGTCAACAATGGTGGCTTCATAGGCAGGCCAGCCACGGACGTAGCAGGGCATACCTGCGTTGAATTTCCAAAGTGGGCGTTCAGCGCGGACGCCGCGACTATTGGGCGACATCTTGTAGGTCTTTTGGCCGGTCGGGATGGTTGAAACGACAATGCCGGAGCACTGAGCGGTTAAAACAACGAGACTCATTTTGGGCAATCTGGATGAATGGACGGGTGAATTGGACAGTTGATTTGAGTTCCGCTGTGTTGCGGGGTTTGGAGTGTGAGGCCGTCATGGATGATGACAGCAAAAATTGCGGCAGGCAGCAGAAACACAAAGATGCTGCAAATGCGATTCTTCATGGCTTTGTGTGGTGAATCGGTTGGCCGGGTCGCCCCGGTGCGTCAAAGATAACGGATGTGCAAGCGGTTGCAAGGGGGAAATTCGCCTTGTCGCAATTTTTAGCCTTGTTGCAACGCCTAGCGTTAATGTGCTATGCGCCAATCCAGTGGACGACAACGCTTGGGAGTGGATGCTGTTAAAACCTGATCCATCGTCGGCGTTCAACGTCGAAAAAGAGGCCCGACGCCTAGAGAGCACTCCAAACGCCGGACCTATTGCCGCTCAGTTATTTAGAGCGTGGAACATGCAGCAAACGCTGCTGCAGCAAGCCACCAACAGGATCGCAGCCCTAGAGCTGCAACTGATGGAGCGTGACCGTCAGGCCGGAACCTGAACCTCCTTCCACGTCTTCCCGTATTTGATCAGGTTGACGGTGGTGACGTGAACGCCGTAATCCCGAGCAATCTTTGCGGCTGATTCGTTGCCGGCAGCCAGACGCCGCTTGATCTCTACAACCTGAGCGGTGTTGAGCATGACGCGACGAGCACGGGCCTTGCGGCGTTGTTTTACGACCGGCTTGGGCGCCTGAGCACTGGCTTCGGTGACGGTCTTGGGCTGTGCAGCGGTGGCCTTAATGACCTGTGCGCTGTCAATAATGGTGCGAATCTGATTGATTCGATTGGTCAGTTCGACGAGTTGAGCGTCAGTAAGAATGATCATGGTGGTAAATCAGAAGAGGTCGGTTTCGGCTTTGGGGCGCTGTTCGCTGATGGCCAGTTTCAGGTATTCACGGCCAGAGGATTCAGCAGTGCGAGGCATCAGATTGGCGCGGAGCTTCACGCAGGCTTCGCCGCGTTGGTTCTGCACAGGGTCTTGCTTGAGCGCCCAGTTGTAGAGCTTCTCAAGTTCCTCCACGGGAATTTCAGCGGCTGCCCAGTAGTGCCCATCTTTTTTCTGATCGGGCATACAGTTAAACCAAAGGGTGAACTCGTTTTTGGGATAGTCAACCATGAGTGGCGAAAAAGGTAGTGATGATGTGGCGAAGAGCTTGGTTGATGTTCTGCCCTGATTTAGTGCAGTACGACCGAAGCTGGCGGTGCAGATCAGCCGAAAGTTTGGCCGCTACAACGAAGCGGTTTTTCTTCCGGTTGATTTCAGTGGGTGATTTGGGCTTGGGCGCCCTCATGGGTTCTGCGCGATGTAGGTGTCAATAAATTCCTTGTGTTCAGGGAATTGAATACGATCAGCGATACGCGGAGCGATGATCTTGAAATGCTTTTTGAAGGCAGTAATCAATTCATCACGTTTCTCGTATGCCTTAACGGCAGCCTTGACCTCTTCCACCTGTTCATCGGTCAGAAACACGACCTTTGATTCGGGCTTAGGTTCGGCCTTGGCTTTGGCCTTGGGCTGAGTGTCCCGCACTTGGGACGGTTCTTTCGGAACGTCTTGCTGTAAGGCGGGCTTACCAGCTTCCTCCCGATGTGGGTTTTCTACTGGCTCTCGCGCCCAGAGCTGCCAAGCAAGGCCAAACTGAGCAGCAGCAGCAGTGCAGAGGCAGCGGCGATGCGCGTCTGTGAGATCGCGGGCCGTGACCTTTTCAAAAAGGATGGCGTTATTGCGGTTATCCATGATCGCCTGCGGGAAGGGCGGCGTATCGGATCCGTTGATGTGCTCAAAGCACCCGACCACATAAGCGGTTCCGTCGGGAGCCTTCCAAACGTGGCCGGTCTCCTCGTGAGCCTTGAGAGCAAATTGCCATCCGGGAGCATTGTCATGCAGCAGGTGGGTAACGCGGCACCAGTTGACGTAATCAGCGGCGTAAGAGCCAGTGCCCTTCGTTGATACGTCAGCCTGCGTAATGACAGCCCCGAGGTTGGGGTATTCGGTCATAGGGGTTGTGTGCGGTTGTCGGATTGAGGACGGGGCTTCGGACCCAGACGGAGTATACCCCTAAATTCAACGGAGCGCAACCCAGTGATACCCAGCAACCCTGTGCCCCTTTCTCGCTGCCCCGTGGATGGCCGATGGATCGACAAAGAATATCCGCGCCGCCGCCCGACAACTTGGGTATACGTTTCCAGTTTCAACGCACTTCACCTTGGTTGGGTTGTAACGGTTGGGCTTGCGCTGAATTGGCTGCTCCATGATCAAATCAATCAGCTCTTCGTTTTCCAGTACGACAAACAGACCGTCTCGCTTGAATTCCCTAAATAACCCCGGATTCTTCCGTGCAAATCGCTTTAGCTCAACGCGGCTTACAAAATACGGCTGGTTTCGATGGTTCGATTCTTTTTTGGCCTTTAGCCCTTGCTTGACCAACTTGAACATCGCGTGCCGTGTTGCACCGAACAGATCAGCTAGTTGATGCAGCGTGTACCAATCAATTTCTGGCATCAGCGGAATGCCCATTGATTGCATCTTCGCCCGCAATGACGCCTCACTTCGCTTGGGCAGACCAGCCTTTGCCGCCATGTTGCAATAGGTCATATACAACATCCTTGGCGGAAGTGAAAGGCTTAGGTGCTCAATAATTTCAACCTCGGCCTTTGTCCATTTCTTTGCTGTTTGCCCAACCAATCTGCGGTGGCAAATCAGGCTGCATGTTTTGCGTGGACTTTTAACGTTACCCCTCAGAAGCGGGATGTTGAAAACGGTCTGACAGATGACGCATTGGCGCAGATACTTTGAACCCTTCACAGTGGATTGATGGTGATTAGTGCTCCTGGCAGTTCGCCTTCGTTGGCGTAAATTTTCGTGCAGATCAAATTAACAACCTGCGAATCGTCTTTTAATAGGACATTCGTGAGGCCATCCAAGGTTGAACGGCACAGCTTATCAAGATCGGGCTTGGTCTGTTTGTAGAGCGGCGCCGTCTGCTTTAGCTGGCCTTTGCTGTTGTAATGCGATTTCGGCCTGCTGAACATGAACGTGATCTGCACCATCACGGGTCGATCAACCAGTTGCCAACCAGTTTCAAGTGCAGCCTGACTGACGGCAAATCGCCAAGGCTTGACCTTTTTAGATGCTTCGATCATGCGGCCATTGCCAACATGGCGCTTGCTGCCTTGCGGTGCGGGCTCAATACCCTGTACGGCAAACTTCATCGGCCCGAGGTGCTGTAGCAGCGTTCCAAGTAATTGACTGGACTGCCAACGTTCACTTTGACAACATCGGGCCGTGTTGACAGCATCCACAACAAAAAGCGTGTGAACAGTGTCAAGTCATGTGGGTTGTTGGTCATCAGGTGAGTTTTTCAAACAGCGTTCAAGGTGGATCTTGTCGTTGATGCGTTGGTAATACAGGCTGTTGACCGTATCGCGTCTTTTCAAAGTGATTAAGTAGCTGGTCAACTCAGAAACGGCGCTGATGTATTGAGCTTTGTCCCGTAGGTCGTACTTGGCGAGGATGGCGTCAATCCGGCGATCTACGGGATGGTCGGCCATTTAGAACTCTGCCTTTGGCAGCGTAACCCTCCAGTATTCTGTTTCCTTCTTTGTGGCCACGCCTTCAAACTGCTCTAGCTGCTGCAGCTCCTTCACGGCCTTGCTGTAACTCCAACTGGTGCGGGTACAACGGGTGACCTTGACCCCCTCGCCAATCAGGTTGCCGTCATCGTCTTTGATGGCGTCTAAATCGCCGGAGGCGTAGAGCGCGGTTAAGTCGTCCATCAACGCCTTTAACTTTTCCTCTTGATAGGCAATTTCCAGCTTGACGCTGGCGATGTCGAATAGAAGCTGTGCGTGGTCGGTCATGGCAAGTCGTTGAATTTGGTGGTGGGGTCGTCAATCAGGTCTTGATACGCCTTGGTTTTGCCGTACATCCATGCGTCAACGGATTGACCGTCTTTCGGACCGTTCGGCTTGAGCTTGGTGACCTTGAACTCAGTGGCCGCAGTCCAAGACTGCTTTTTCTTGAGCATTTCCTGCGTGGGGGCATCGCTGCAAAAGGAGTATACCCCTAAGGGCAAGGGGCTGTCAATCCTGCGTCCCGACCCACGCCAACAGCACCATCACGCCCAGCAGCCCAACGGCCAGCAGCACCCCAACAGACCAAACAGGTTCCGTCATCAGAACTCCGGCTGGTTCAGCATCAGGAACGCATCTCTGGCGCCCTGCCATTCAATAACGGCCTCGTCAACGTCCACCTTCTGCAACGTCGTTGCTCCGGGCCTTGACCACAGCACCCCAGCCTTCTGTACGTACAGCTTCGGCCAGTGCAGGCTCAGCATCCCCAAATACCCGCCCAACTGCGGGCTCACGTCGTACGGGCTGGAATCCGCTCTGCTCTGCGTCTTCAGATCCACCAGCACCAACTGCGTGTGATCATCCTTGCGCCGCAGCAGGCAATCAAAGCTGCCGGCAATGCTGCGCTCTACATCGCACAACCTGTATTCACAGGCAATGGCCTCGTAGGTCTGCCAAACGGAATGCTCCAGCAACGGTTCAATCCATTCGTTGTATTCCGCTGGATACTCGCCAGCGTCACCAGTCGTCAGGAAGTCCTCTAACGCCTTGTGTACCGTCTTCCCCCGAGGCTCCCAAATATGTTTCGTCTCCATAATCCGCTTCATCGCCCAAGCATCTTTCTTGCTCTTGCAAACTTGGGTCACTGAATGATTCAGCCACTTCCCAGTCGGTTCGTGGTAATACCGGTGCGCCTCCTCGTTGAACAGGATCGGCAGTGGCTTCAACCACCGCGAAGTCTCTGGGGCTGACGATTTCGACGCGCTCTGTTGGTGTGGGCTCATCTCTGAGAAGGTTGCGGTACGTGGGCGGTGTGAAGCCGGGAATGCGCTTGGCATCCTCCATTGTGATGACCCAGCCCCGCGATGGGATGTCAAGATCCTGAAGCGTCCAGTGCCCAGCGTCCACCCCACGACGGAGTAGACGCCGAACCTCTGCCAGCTCAAACGCCGGTTTCATCTTTATCTAGCTCGCGCTTAATCACTTCACGAACCCAAGTTGTAACCGGCATATCTCTTTTGCTTGCCTCTCGCTTTGCTGCCTCATACAAGTTTGGCAACATCGTTACCGCTAGAAACTTTCGTTTGGTTTGCATTGTTTTTAGATGACGAAAGAAATTTGTTCCCGCGCTTAGCGTGACGCGGCAAAGTTTTGTCTAAACGATGAAGTAATTTTTTGTATGCCTTTGGATCATCGGACTTGCTGGCGGTGTTGGCAAGTTGATTGGTTACTGCCATCACGATTCCCTTTACGTGATCGCGGAGGCCATCGGTCATCAACTGGCTATGGGTGTACTGACGCCAACCGCTTGCCGGATCAGAGGGGTTCAGGTCTTTGAGTGCATCGTAAATTTCCTTGGGCAGACGGTGGTAAACCAGTTCCGCTAGGCAGGTTCTGGCGTAGTTGTGGCCGATGGCGACGCCGGTAACGCGGGCGAAGTGCTTGTGAAACTCCCGCCCGAACATTGGGAAGTGGCTGGCGGTATCAAGGCGAATGCCCCATTCCAGCAATCGTTCCTCCGTTGTTCGCGCATCGGTAACACCAAAGGCCTCTTGGTAGGCGCGTTCAAGTGAATGAATTGCGGATAGGCCAAGCAACTCAAGTGCCTGACGTGAATATTTGCCGCCGCCGATTGCAATGTGCTTCCACGCTTCAACAACCATCGGAAGGTTGATCGTGTAGGCGTAATTACCGCTGTGGCCAGCAACATTCGGGCAGATGATCGGCAGGATGACCGGCTGGGGGTCATGGCCTTTTTCGGACTTTGTGAGGCCAGAATCCAGTTGCTGCAAGGCTTCTTGGGTCAGGCCCGTCAGGACCGCAGACGATCCCTTGTAGCGCGGAATCAGCATCCGCTGAATCAACTTGGATCCTTCGGCGCCCAGTGCGCGTTCGGTGCTGGTGATCGACTGGCGAAAACTGCCGTCTTCCAGCATGTAACCGTCAAGGGTGACGGGACCAAAGGAAATGGTCTTGGGGTACGCAACGACAGGTTTAATGCCTTGCGTTAGATCAGCTAACGATGCCATGATGAATTAAGCCGTGGCCAACGGCGTAGAAGTGGCCCGGTCGGGTGAACGGGGTGGCTGCAACCACCCTGCCCGTTGAACAGTTATAGCGCAATGGTGGGCTGGCGTCAAATCTCCCGCCAAAGCCGTTCACGGTCGGCACGGTCACGCTCAGCAGCGGCCATGGGGTGCAGCACGTAGCGGGCCGCCTGCGGGCTCTTCGGGTCGTCAGCGCCGACATTCGGGCAAAAGGTCAGGTACAGGCCTGAGTCGTCGTACTTGCCCATGGGATGGCCGTAACAGGCATCAGGCGGGGCCGTGCGGCTTGTGGTCACGGAATAGGACACGGCGCGGGTCTTGGCATCGGCGGTCTGCCAGACGTATTTGCCCTTGTTCTCGGGTGCGTACAGCTTCATGGTTGGTTGATGGTGGTGGACGGTGGGGCGTGATCAGTCGTCGTAGACCCAGCAGCGGTTTTCCTCATCCCAATACTTCCCGCCGCTCTGTCGCTTGTGTTCCTCCAGATAGACCTCGTACTTTCCGTCTCGGAGCCAGCGAAACAGGTCAGGAAGGCTGCCCACGAACTCGCCGGCTGCCATCTTCCGCTTCTGCTCCTCTATCGCCCTTGTAGCGGCTCTCAGAAGGGTCTCAGGGCCTTCCAGCGCCACAATACCCTTCCACTCGTCGTAGGCCTTGGGTTTCGTCTGAGATGAGACGCGATCAGGGGCTGACTGGTACAGCTTCCAGAACTCGTTGAACTCCTCGGAATATTCCGGGCGCTTCCGGGATTTCCCGGTTTTCTTAGCCGTTTTCGTTAATTTAACAGCCGTACTATTAATATTATTAGAAGATAATTCTTTTAAAGAAGAAGTATCAATAATATTATTAATAGAAGAAGAGGCTTCGCTTCCCTTCGGTCGCTCCGCCAGCGTAACGTCCCTGTCAACCCCTAGCTCGATCAAATAGGCACAAAACCCAGTCAGTGACATGGTTCTGGGCTTGTAACGCTCCAAGTCATAGACCAAATCATCCGGTAATCGGAGAAAAACACCCTTAGCCATTGTTTGCGGTTAGTAGCAGAAAATTTCAGAGAGCAAGGAATTGCTAGCAAAGCTAGCGGGCACAAGATTAGCCAGATTTCCGGGGCTGACAAGCCCTTCGCGCCATCTTCCAGAAAGTCTTCATATCCCCCAAGCCCGTCCCAAGTGCCACAAGATGAGACGCGCTAGCTTCCATTCTCTTTGCTTTGGGTTTATCCTGTTCGTATCAATTTCTCCGCAAACTTGGCACGCTCAACTGCTGCCGAAGTCAACTTCCGCGTTGACACTGTTTACGGTCTTTTGACCGAAGGACAATCGCGTGGTCAGATTGTTCAATTCGGATCGAATCAGTGGAAATGCTCGGCCAGACAAGTTGACGAATACATCCAACGCGCACGAATCCGCCTAGAAGAAGACGCCGCCATGACCCGACCCTCGTGGATTGCCGAAGCCCTAGGCCGTGCTCGTACCTACGAACAGTCCGCTTACAAGCGTGGTCAAACTCAAGTTGCCCTTAACGCCATCCAGCTTCAAGCCAAATTGATCGGCCTTGAAATTTGAGCCTCCTCGCCAACGCTCCCGGTGGCTTCCTTCTTGATCCACCGTCAAGCCAAGCCTCAGGACCAACAGCCCAACAGGCTTTAGATCGCATTCGGCAAACGCTGCTGCCGCATCAACTGGCCTTCTGCGACGACACTGAGCACCGCAAGCTTGCCCTTGTCTGCGGGTTCGGTGCCGGCAAGACCCATGGCCTCGTAGCCAAGGCCGTTCACATGGCAGCCCTCAATATCGGTCACGTCAGCGCCCTGTTTGAACCTGTCGCCCCGATGCTGCGTGACATCCTGCAGCGCACCATGGATGACCTGCTGGAAGAGTGGGAGATCCCTTTTGACTTCCGCGTTAGCCCGCTGCCGGAATACACCCTGCACTTTGCCGAAGGCAGCCACACCATCCTTCTGCGGACGATGGAGACATGGAACCGCATTCGTGGGCAGAACCTCTGCGCCATTGGCTTTGACGAGGCCGATACGGCAAACAAGCGGGTAGCAGAGCAGGCAACACGGATGGCTCTGGCCCGTCTTCGTGCTGGCAATGTGCAGCAGTTTTACGCCGCCACCACGCCAGAGGGTTACGGCTGGGCATTCGATACGTTCGACCGCAACGCCGGTGAAGACACGGCCCTGATCCGTGCTCGCACTATGGATAACCCATACCTGCCCGACGGGTTTGTTGACAGCCTGATGGCGAATTATCCGCCGCAGCTAATCAAGTCGTACCTTGAAGGCCAATGGGTGAACTTAAATACCGGCCAGGTGTACGACAGGTTTGATCGTGCAAAGCACGTAGTCGCAACCGTTAATGACTTCAGTAACGAACCATTGCGTGTGGGCGTTGACTTCAACGTTGCCAATATGTCTGCCGTGATTGGTGTTAGGAATGGCAACAGACTCACGATTGTTGATGAAATTAGCGGCGCACATGACACTGATGCATTGGCGCAAGAAATTAAGCGTCGTTATCCGCATCATCGTGTTTACGTTTACCCTGACGCCTCAGGCGGCAATCGCTCCACCAACGCCACCCGCACTGACATTCAGATTTTGGAGTCCTACGGGTTTAGCAATCAATCTGGGCGGTCTAACCCTGCCGTTCGTGACCGTGTGGCCGCCGTTCAGGCACTGCTGGAAAACGGGAAGGGCGAGGTGCGGTTGACCGTGGCGCAGGGCTGCACGCGGTTGATCGAGTGTCTGGAGCTGCAGAGCTGGACAGAGAAGGGCGAGCCGGACAAGGAGGCTGGGCACGATCACATGGTTGATGCCTTGGGGTACGTGGTCTGGCGTGAGTTCAACCCGCTACAGGCAAACGCGGGCCGTGGCACTGGCATCAGGCTGTATTGATTGGGTATATTCCCGCCGTTTGGCTGGGATCTGGTGCGCGTCTTCAAGTTCCGCACGGTCAAGGCTGTTCGCTCGGTGCTGCTGCACAACGGTGGCTGGCTTGACGTGATCCGCGATGACCGGCAACTGCAGTACGCGCCGCGCCTGTCTGCTGATCAGTCTGAGCCGTACGGGCCGTGGGATCGGCTTGGCCTGCTGGAATGGGCGCACGACAATTTGTGAACTGACCACTGGGGTGCTTGCCAAGCCCAAGGGGTATACCCCATAATTAAGGGACAGGGGGCGACCCCACCACACACAAGACCATGACCCGCCAAGAAATCGCCTGCGCCATCCAAGAGAACGCCAAGATGGCTGAGTTCTTCAAGGCGCGTAACGCTGAGGGCGACGCAGCAAAAGCCCAGCAGTGCCTTGAGTGGAACATTCGTCTGCTTTCCGCGCAGCCCGACGACGACACCCACTTTGACAACATCTGATCACCGGCCCCTTCGGGGGCTTTTTCTTTTGCCGCTACCCTGAAGCCGCCGCAACACCACAATGTCTGCACCCCTTTGGCGCGATCTTGAAGCCGCCTTCGATTCAACCGTTGACGACGCCTGTTACGAGTTCAACGAGGCCGCTTCCGCCATGCTCACCGCCATTCAGCAGTGGCTCTACGACGAAGGCTTTGACGAAGCTGCCGAGGCCCTAGAAGATGAAATCAGCCGCGCTGACGAAGGCGAATAAACTGCCATCGCTGGGTCGGTTCTGTCCGTAAGGCTGAACGCCGTGTGTGGCGGTATCGGAGGCCCGGCCATTATTTACAACTAACCTAGAGCCATAGAATTTGTGTATGGCTAGGCGCAAAGAATGACCTACACCGGTTTTCGGCATTACGACCGGCTGCTGACGCGCACAGCAACGCAGGTGCAAGACCCCAACGGTGCTTGGGCTGCACAGGAAGCACATTGGATATTGATTGAAGACCTACTGGAAGGCACTTACGGAATGCGGCGCAAGCATCGCCGTTACCTGCCGCAGGAACCCCGCGAACAAGACGAGTCCTACGACAACCGTTTGGCCCGTTCAGTGTGCCCGCCGTATTACCAGCGCCTTGAGCGGATGCTGGCCGGCATGTTGACCCGTAAGCCGGTGCGTCTTGACGATGTGCCCGATGTTCTGCGCGAACAACTGTTTGATGTAGACCTGCAGGGCAATGACCTGAATATTTTTGTCTACGAGCTGGCCAGAAAAATGGTCCGCTACGGTCACGCCGGCGTTTTAGTTGATTTCCCTTCTGACTCTGAAGACGAACTGCAGAACATCACCGACGCTGCCAACCTTCGTCCTTATTGGGTCACCTATACCCCGCGTGACATCCTTGGTTGGCGCTCTGAAGTAACCAACGGCGCCCAGCGTCTGACCATGCTGCGCCTGATGGAGCGGGTAGTGGTGCCCGACGGTGAATTTGGCGAAAAGTACGTTGAACAGGTTCGTGTCCTGCGTCCGGGCTCCTATCAAGTCTTCCGCCAAGACGACACCAAGGGTGCGTTCACTGAAGTTGCCTCCGGCACCACCAGCCTTGATTACATCCCCTTTGCTGTTGCCTACGCAAACCGCGCTGGCCTGCTGGAATCCCGCCCGCCGCTGGAAGACATTGCAGAGCTAAACCTGAAGACCTACCAGATCCAAAGCGATCTAGACAACATGCTGCACATCAGCGCCGTGCCGATGCTGGCGTTGTTTGGCTTCCCAAGTTCCGCCGAGGAAATCAGCGCCGGCCCGTCTGAAGCCCTTGCCCTTCCTGCCGAGGGTCGCGCCGAGTACATCGAACCGGGTGGCCGCAGCTTTGAGGCTCAGTTCCGTCGCCTTGAGCAGATCGCCGCGCAGATCAACGAATTGGGTCTGTCTGCTGTGCTGGGCCAGAAGCTGAGCGCCGAAACTGCCGAGGCCAAGCGGATTGACCGCAGCCAAGGCGACAGCACCATGATGGTCATTGCTCAACAGGTTCAGGATCTAATCGACAACTGCCTGCGGTATCACGCCGACTTCCTTGGCCTGCCGCAATCGGGCAGCAGCTTCGTTAATCGTGACTTCATTGCTGCACGCCTTGAGCCCGCCGAAATCCTTGCCCTGCTGCAGACCTACACCGCTGGCGTGATCAGCCAGAAGACGCTGTTGGATCAACTGGCCGAAGGCGAAGTGCTGGGCGATGACTTCGACGTTGAGGAAGAACTGGAAGCCACCCAGACCGGCGGGTTGATTGAAATGGGCGGCCCTGAAAACCTTGGCAGTGAGGATGTCATCGGTGAGGAGATGACCCAAGAGGACAACGAAGAGCCCGTAGCGTCCGCTCAATAACTTCCCATTACAATCAAGTCAGGTTTTTGGTTGAGTCATGGCAGCTCGTCGTTATGCCCGTGACAACAAAGGGCGCTTTGCTCCTGCTGGACAAGGTGCCACGGCGCGAGGTGGGCGACTGCGAACGGCTGCCGGGAATAAACGCGCCACTCAAACAAAGGAAATTAACAAATCAAAACCATCAAATACTGTTGCTAAGCCTAAAAACCTCAAGGCTGATAAAAATGCAATGGTAAAAATTGAGACGAATCAACGTTTGAGAGCTAGAGCGGCTGCGAGGGCTTCTGAAATGACCGCCAAACCAAGCGACAGTAACGCAACAACCGCAAAACCGACAACTCAAAAACAACGATGGGCTGCAAGGTCAGCCAAGCTAAGCGAAGCTGCTGCAAAAAACGAAGCAAAAGCCAAGCGTATGTTTGAAGCTGCGAACACCGCTGGAAATACTGCTTTTAATACGCAATCTGGACGTATTCCTGGACGCGCACGCATGAACGCACAAACTGAACGGTCCTTTCAGTTACAAGAAAAAGCCGCACAGCAAAGATCAAGAGCGGCAAACCTTGAGAGAATGGCGACCACCAATAAAGGTGACGCGGCCAAGGCAAGAACACAAAAGGCTGAAGCAATCAAAGCGAGCCATAAAGGGCTTAAGAAGGGCGACACCATTGAAGGCACCCTATACGGGGTACGTGAAGTCGTTAAGGTGAACGCAAAAAGTGTTACCGTTAAAGGTGGAATTAAAAACTTTACGATTCCATGGGAGTTCATTAAACCCAAAACTTAATTTTTGTTAATTTTGTGGTAAATTGTTTTTCGCCATGGAAAATTTTCTCTTTTGCTTGACTGAGCTAATAAGCGAATCTAACTTGCCTGCTGCCGAGCTTATTGGTTGCCTTGAAATCGCCAAGGCGGAACTTCTTGAGTCTCTTTTTGCCAACTCCGAAAATGAAGCCTGAAATCACTGCTGTTGGTCGCCTCTTGAAGAAAAAAGGCGACGCGCCTCGGATTCACAAGGTCATCGCCGTGAAATCTGACGGCCAAGTGCGTACCATTATTAATAAGGAAATGACCTAGGCGGGACGCCATGACCCAATCAGGCGTTACACCCCGCCTGCTCAACATTGAGCAATTCAAGCGGCGTGTCAACCGCAAAGATCCTGTTGCCAATATCTACCGCAACGCCATTGATCTAAACCGCTTCAGCAATGCTGTCGCCGGCCAAATCGTTCGTGATTACAACAGCATTATCCTTAGCGCCGTTGATGACCTGCGGCGTATTGATATTGGCGTTCCTACGGCAGGTGGTGGCATCGTTAGCCCTGCATCAGTTCAGGCACAACGGTTGCGTGTAATCCTTGCTCAACTGCGGGAATCACTAGACGGGTGGACTAATCGCAGCACGGCATATGTAGCCGGCGAGCTACAAGGTTTAGCCGAACTGCAGACCGAATTTGTTACGGATCAAATCAAACTGGCGCTAACCGGTGGTGTTGTTGACGAGCGCCAATTACTGCCGTCACAGATCAACGCCGTAGCCCAAGTCAATACGGTTCAGGTTGCCCCGAACTTTGCCGCGACCGTCGCCACAGTTGACCCGACCGATCTGAACTTCACGCTGCCGGGCACTGGTGGTTTCAATCTGACCGCTGGCCAAGGTGCTGCCATCACGCTGCCCAATGGTGATGTAGTGGCCAAAGCATTTCGCGGCCTAGCAGAATCTCAAGCTCAGCGGTTTAACGCCATTGTGCGAACAGGCATCTTGACGGGTGAACCTACAGCGCAGATTGCCCGCCGTCTTGTTGGCAGCCTTGAATTTGGCGAACTGGCACGTACCGCAAAGCAACAGGCCTTAGCCGGCGGCGAACTAACCAAGATGGCCGACCATCAGATCATGACCGTTGTTCGCACGAGCGTTCAGCAGGTTTCCAATGCCGCTAGCCAGCAGGTTTACGAGGCCAATGAAGACATCACCAAAAAATACCGTTGGCTTGCTGCGTTGGAGTCCAGAACTTGCCCGATCTGCCGCAACCTTGACGGCAAAGAATACAAGTACGGCAAGGGTCCAACCCCGCCAGCGCACTTCAACTGCCGCTGTACAACGATTGCAATTATTGATTACAAGGGTTTGGGAATTGATCCGCCTGATTGGGGCGTTGGCCCTTCTGTTCGCGCTAGTTCAACGGGTCAGGTTCAAGGCAATGTGACCTTTGGCCAGTGGTTACAGAAACAGCCTGCACAGGTCAAGGAAGACACCTTGGGCAAAAGTCGCGTGCCTTATTTCAACAAACTTGCCAACAAGTACGGCCCACAGGAGGCGTTGGCGCGGATGGTGCGCGAAGACGGCAGTGAAGTTACGCTGGCTCAGTTGCAGCAGCGGTATGGACCTCCCAAAGATTAGGTATTACCTAGACGGTCGCGTTTATTCCGATTGGGTGGAGGTTGAGCACGGCGAGGCAATCATTGAAGCCAGATTGCAGAAGCTGGACAATGGCGGCATTGGCTGGGTTGATAAGTCGGGCCTAAAGTTGGATCACTTGCCGTTGCCCCATGGCCAAGAAACCGACCAAAGCCGAAAAGAAGATTGGCAAGGTGATGAAGGAATACAAGGAAGGCGAACTGCACAGCGGCAAAGCCGGAAAGGGCAAAGGCCCCGTGGTCAAAAGCCGTAAACAGGCCATTGCTATTGCCCTGAGTGAAGCCGGCAAGGCCCGCAAGCAACCCAAAGGTAAAAAGTGATGGCTATTGGCATCGGCTCCCGCGTTAGCTGGGTTTATCAAGCCACCACCACCTACGGCGTCGTCACTGGCAAGGCTGGGCGTCGTGCCAGCATCACCGGCCCATCCGGCGGCACTGTCACCCGTGTTGGCACCGACGAAGACCCTGTATTGCGGATTGAATCGGAATCAACCGGTAATCCGGTGTTGAAGAAACGGTCAGAATTAAAAGAAGCGCCGAAACGGAAATGAACGGCAGAATCTGGGAAGGCAGTTGCACTTACCTCAAGTGCGCTGACGGCATGATTGAAGGCCGGTTTATTTTCCCGACGCCCAACAACCCAGAAATTCTCGGCGCATTGATGGGCAGACTGGCTGAGGGCGTTGAGGTGATCACCTGCACGGAGGACGGGGAAGATGGCGATTGAATACCGAGGCGAAAAGTTCGACGGCTACAACAAGCCGAAGCGCACGCCAAGCCACCCGACCAAATCGCACGCCGTCTTGGCTAAGGAAGGCGATCAGGTCAAACTGATCAGGTTCGGTCAACAGGGCGTGTCAGGCTCACCACCGCGAAAAGGAGAGTCAGCAGCAGACAAGGCCAGAAGGGCATCATTCAAGGCACGCCATGCGGCCAATATCGCCAAAGGCAAAATGTCAGCGGCGTACTGGGCTGACAAGGAAAAATGGTGATCTACCGACCTTCATCGCGGTGGATTCGATCCTTTAGCTCTGAGACGTAGCGGCGCAGGTCGTTGGCTGCGTCAACGTGCCACCGCTCCCCAGTTTCCAAATACCGTTGGGTATGTAGGTCAATCGCCTTGAGCAGCCAATAAATCACCGGACACCAAGGCTCACGAATTGGCGTGTTCCATTCCCGCCGTGACATGACGTGCCTTTTGGCTGGCTTACGTATACACTTTGGCGGTAAACCCTACGGGTCACAATGTCTGACGAACAACTGCAGGAAGCTACGCCCACTGCAACCGATAACGAATCGGAAAAGCTCAAGCGCAGCATTGAAGCGTTAGAGCGTAAAAACTTTGAACTGATTGGCAAGCTCAAAGAACAGAAGGAAAAATCAGTTGCCGTTCCCGATGGCGTTGACATTCAGGAACTTCTGGAGTTCAAACGGAAAAAGGAACAAGAGGAACTGGAATCAAAGGGTAAGTACGACGAAGCCCTAAAGCAGTACGCCCAACAATTTCAGGAGCGGGAGGAAGGCTATAAGAAACGCATTGCCGAGCTGGAGTCCAAGCTGACCGTCAATCAGTTGGACAATCGCGTTGTTGCCATCCTTGCCGAACAGGGTGCTCACAACCCGCACGATGCTCTTCGTCTGGTCCGCGATCAACTGAAGCTGGACGAAAACGGTAATCCCGTGGCCGTTGATGGCTACAACGAAGTGCCCATGGATCAATGGGTTGAACGCCTGAAGGCCGAGCGCGGTTACCTATTCAGGGCTCCGAACGTCAAAGGTTCCGGCGCTCCCGTTGGCACCAAGCCCGTGTCGTCTGATGTTCCGGCAGGCACCAAAAACCCGTTCACGCGGGAATATTTCAACCTCACCGAGCAATCACGCCTTTACCGAACTGACCGCGATCTGTACGAACGCTTGAAGGCAGCGGCAAACAATGCTTAATATGTAACTGCTAGACGCGATTGGTTACGCCACTCCGTCATTGGGTTACGCCCGCAACCAACAAATTCCCTGAGGATTCATCATGGCGACTCTTCGCTCTGATGTCATCATCCCCGAGATTTTTACTCCGTATGTGATCGAGCAATCGACTCAGCGGAACCAGTTTCTTGCCAGCGGCGTTGTGCAGCCCATGGCGGAACTGAATGCAACCGAGGGTGGTGACTTTGTTAACGTGCCTTTCTGGAAGGCCAACCTGTCCGGCGATCTGGAAGTTCTGACCGACTCCACAAGCCTGACCCCCGGCAAGATCAGTGCTGACAAGCAAGTTGGCGTGATCCTGCACCGTGGTCGTGCCTTTGAGGCCCGCGATCTGGCTGCTCTGGCTGCTGGCTCCGACCCCATGGCCGCCATTGGCGCCAAAGTTGGTGAGTACGTTGCTAACCAGCAGCAGGCTGACCTCTACAAGTGCCTGGAAGGTGTGTTCGGTAGCCTCACCGGCTCTGACTCCCCTGCCTTCGACGCTCTGCGTTTTGACACCAGCGGCGCAACTGCCCTCGGTCCCCGTCAGGTGGCTAAGGCCCGCGCAATTCTGGGCGATCAAGGGGACAAGTTGCAGGCCGTCGCCATGCACAGCTCCTGCTACTACGACTTGGTAGAGCGCAAGGCGATTGACTACGTGACCAACACGGAAGCCCGTCTGAGCACCCTTGCTACCGGCGCTAGCACCATCAACGCTGTTGGCGGTTCTGTGGCTGCTGCGTATGGCGACGTGAGCGTTCCGACCTACATGGGTCTGCGCGTGATCGTGTCCGACGACATCAGCAACAGCGCCGGCAACTACGCCTGCTATTTCTTCACTGCTGGCGCTATCGCCTCCGGTGAGCAGGCTGCCATGCGGACTGAAACCGACCGCGACATTCTCGCCAAGTCGGATGCCATGTCGCTGGACATGCACTACATCTACCACCCCGTTGGTGCCAAGTGGGCCGTGACCACCACGAACCCCACCCGTGCTCAGCTCGCAACCGTGGGCAACTGGAGCAAGGTGTACGAAACCAAGAACATTGGAATCGTGCGTGCCACCATCACCTCCAACTTTGATTGATAGGAGGAACTAACGATGGCTTCTCAATTTGAAGTTTCCGCTGGCAAGGCGCTTGGCTACACCTCCGGTCTCGGCGGTGCTGTTACTCAGGCCACCAGCAAGTCCACTGGCGTCACGCTGAACAAGCCCTGTGGCTCCATCACCATGCACAACGCTTCGCTCGCGGGCGATGCTGAAGTGTCCTTCACTGTGACCAACAGCGAAGTGGCCGCTACCGACGTGGTGAACGTGTCCGTGAAGTCTGGTGCTACCACCGGTAAGTACCTTGCTTTCGTGACCGCTACCGCTGCTGGCAGCTTTGAGATCACTGTTTCCAACGTCGGTTCTACCGCTGGTGAAGCTGTGGTGCTCAACTTTGCCGTGCTCAAGTCGGCTGCTGACTGATGGGCATGTTCGCCTTCCGGCGACTGCGTGAAATGGAGGCTCTGGCTTCGGCTGGGGCCTCTTTTCCTATTGCAGAGCCCACGCCTAAACTTGAAGTAACAGAAGAACTGCCGCTGTCTACCGATGGCAATAACAATCGACGCAACGGTGGGCGGCGCAAACGCCAACTCCTACCTGACGCTGGCAGCAGCGGAACTGATCATTGAAGGTTTCGTTCAGGACGACGACGTAACGGCTTGGGCTACTGCCACGACGGATCAAAAAAATCGGGCGCTGTATACGGCAACTCAGCGTCTAGATCGTGAACGGTTCCTTGGGGCACGGGCTACTGATACCCAAGCCCTGCAATGGCCCCGCACTGGTGTTCGTAAGCCCGACACCTATATCAACACCTACGCCGTCGGCTTCCCGTTCCGCATCACCACGGATTATTACACCGACACGGAAATTCCCGATCAGATCAAAAAGGCCCAGTGCGTGCTGGCCACCTATCTGAACAACAACAAAGATGGGATGGGCTTGAGCGGGATGGAGGATTACAAGTCCGTCACCATCGGCAGTCTGAGCGTGGTTAATGCTGGTGCTAGTGCATCGGCCACCGGTGCTGATCGCCTCCCGCCGATCTATGAAAGGTATTTGACTGGACTTAGAATCAGTGGACCGGGCAACTTTGCCATTCGCCGTAGCTGACCATGGCCGACAACGACGCTTACAACATTGGCTTTGAGTACATCAGCGACACTGCGGCCCATACCGGTCGTTTCTGGAAGCTGTATGCAGTGGCCGACGCCGTGATCAGCACTGCCACGATTCAAAACGCCAGCGGCAATACCTTTAGCTCCGTTCCTTTGGGTAAGGGCGATCAGATTGAGGGTGTGTTTACCAGCGTGACGCTGGCTAGCGGCAAAGTCATCGCCTACAAAATCTGATGATGAGCGACTCCAACCTGCTGGGCATTGATTACGCCAAGGGCGCAACCTTTTTCAGCGATACCACAACGCGCACTGGCCGTTGGGCAGCAATTCATTTCACGACAAACACCCAAATTGACACAATCGTTGCTCAGAACTGGGACGGTTCCACTTTGTCTGGTCAGTCCATGAGTTCGGCCACAACGATTTATGGGGTGTTTACCAGCATCAAACTGCAGAACGGCCACTGCGTTGCCTACAAGCTCTAATGGCACTTGCAACTTCGCTTCGTAAAACTGCCAGTAAGGTTATTAACCGTTTTGGCGGGGATGCGACCTATCGCCAAGTCAGCGGCGGTGCGTACAACACGACGACCGGAGCGATCACCGAAACCGAAACCGATACTTTCATCAAAGGTGTTGTTGATGCTGTTCGCAAGCAAGAATTAAACGAGTTGGTTCACGAGCAAGATAAAAAACTGATCATTGCCGCATCTGATCTGACGATTACACCTAGCCTTTCTGATCGTGTTGTTATCAGCAGCATTGTGCATCAGATCGTAAAAATCAACGTCATCGAACAAGACAACACCGCCATTGCGGTCGAACTGTTCTTGAGGGCTTAACGATGGCTAGGCGCATCAGGCTCGATCAAATCGGTGATTACAGCGAGGAAAAGCTGAATCAACTGATGCGCGTGGTTGTTTTTGAAACTGACGCCGAACTGAAAGCCCGTAGCCCCGTGGATACAGGGCGCTTCCGCGCTAGCTGGATTATCGGCGAAAACGCAACTGGCAATTATGACGCAGGCAATACAAGGTCGGACGCGCCCGTTGGCCTCAATTATTCGATTGGCGAAGAAAAAATTGGCAACACCTATAACGTTCATAACAGCTTGGTTTACGCCGAACCGCTCGCCAATGGCCATTCGCCCCAAGCCCCTGCCGGCTGGATTGACATTGTTGCAAGGCAAATGACCAATAGGGCGCGACAATTAGCTGAACAGATTGGGAGGCAAGACTGATGGCTGCCGTCAACCTCAACACAATTCGCTCCACGATTGAAGGCCGGCTGGCAACGGAGCTGGCCTTGTCACCGGCAATTCCTGTGGTTTTCCACAACATGCCGTACAACCCAGTGAACAACGGCACTTGGGTTCAATGCCTGACTTCGTTTGGCAATAACAGTTACCTGACGATGGGCGGCACAACCGGCAGTAGCAACAGCGTTATTGGTGTTGTGGTCATCAATATTTTTTCCGCTAAGGGCGTCGGCCCCGGCGCCAACCTCACCGTTGGTAAAAGGATCCGTGATCTTTACAATAGAATCGTTGTAAGTGGGGTTCACTTTGATCCCCCGACAGGGCCCGAGGTGGTGGCTACCCCATCTCCAGAGGGTTTCTTCCAAACACAGGTCAGATTGACCTTTGAAACCTTTGAGGATCTGTAACCATGGCATTTTTCCGTGGACAGCAGGGCTCCGTCAAATTCGACGACGCGGGCTCCACTGCTGCAACCATCACCAGCACCCGCTCTTGGTCTTTGACCGTTGAGAAGGAATCGCTGGATACCACCGCTCTTGGTGCTACCTATCGGGCAAATGTTGGCGGCTTGATCAGCGGCTCTGGCACCTGCGAAGTGCTGTATACCGCCAGCAGCGCAGACGAAACCAACGCCTTTATCGAAATGGTCAATACGGCCAACGATGAGGGTGCCGCTCTGTTTGAGCTGTATCTGGACACCACCGGCACCAAGAAAATCAGCTTTGATGGTGTTATCACCTCGGCTGAATACTCTGCCACTGTCGGTGAAATCGAAGTCATTACCCTGAACTTCGTGACCAACGGCGCCATCACTCTGGACATCTGATCATGGCTTTCTTTCGCGGCCAACAAGGCACCGTCTTCTTTGACAAAGCTGGCAGCGGCGGTCTTTCCGAGATTGCGGCTGTGCGCTCTTGGTCTATGACCGTTGAAAAAGAGTCGTACGACGTGTCTTCTCATGGCGCCACTTACCGCGCCAACGTTGGTGGTCTGATCAGCGGGTCGGGCACCATCGAAGTCATGTACGACGCTCCCGGTTCTGGCGACAAACTTGATCTGATCAAGGATGTGAACCAAGCCACCGACGAGGCCGATGCAGCAGTTGAGCTGTATTTGGACGAAACCGGCGGTAAAAAGATCACGGGCACCATCGTGGTGACGAGCACCGAATACAGTGCTACGGTTGGCGAGATCGAGATTGTTACCCTCAATTTCGTTTCTAGCGGAACCCTGACTCTGAGCATCTAATGCCCGCCGCAAATCAGCGCCCTGTTGATCTTCTCACTGGGGCGTTTGACCTGAACCAGCGTCGTCGGTTTGACATTAAGGGAGCTGACGGCGCTGTTGTTTTGTCGCTGTATTTCAAGCCGATCACCCGTGCTGACCGGAAGCGGGCAACGACTTTGGCGGGCAGCGAAGAGGCTCTGGAGATCAGCACGCAGATGCTGTGCCAGATGGCTGAGCTTGAGGATGGCACCAAGGCCTTTGCTGCTGCAGACGCCGCCAAACTGCAACGCGAACTGCCTGAATCGGTGCTGAATGAGCTGGAGCTGTTCCTGTTTGGCTTGGGTGCTCCGCCGCTGCTGGACGAAGCAAAAAAAGACTAGAGGAAGACTCTTGGCTGTTCTTTGAGTTCTTCCTGGCGACGGAACTAGGTAAAACCGTCAGCGAATTACGCACTCAGTTGACGGAAGCCGAATTTGTAATGTTCGCCGCCTACCACGAGGTCAAGGCAAAGCGCGAAAAAGACGAGATGGACAAGGCCAACGCAAGAGCACGGCGATAGACTGCAAAGACAGGGTTAGTGCGCTGCTGTGGCCGTAGCTGTCGTTGACGTACAAGTAAATAGTCGTGGCGCGGTTGATCAGCTTCGCAATATCAACAATGCTTCAAAACAGGCACAGGCCGGCATTAGTGGCTTAACGGCTGCAGTTGGCAGGCTTGCGGCTGGGTTTTCTGCGATTCAAGCGGCGCGGTTCGTCTTCGCCAAAACGGCGGAAATAGAAAGTCAAACAAAGAGCCTGCAGGTATTGACTGGCAGCGTGCAGCAGGCCAAGCAAATCATTCAGGAGTTGCAACAGCTTGGCGCCGTAACGCCATTTACTAGCACCGAACTAATTGACGCTGCAAAGCGGTTGCAGGCATTCGGCGTTGAGGCCAATGCAGTTGTTGAAACAACCCGCCGTCTAGCCGATGTTTCGGGTGCAACTGGCGCCGAACTGCAGGGGTTAGTCACCGCCTACGGTCAGGTGCAGGCCAAAGGACGCTTGCAGGGCGAAGAGCTGCTGCAATTCCAAGAGCGTGGCATCGCACTGCAAAAAGAACTGCAGCGCATGTACGGAATGAGTGGGGAAGAATTTAGGAAGGCGTTGGAGAAAGGAAGGTTTAGCGCCAAAGCTGTTGAGCAAGCCATTAAAAATTTGACAAGTGCTGGAGGTAAATATGCCGATGGTGCTGTTGCTCAATCAACAACGCTTCAAGGTAAATTCAGCACTTTGCAAGATGGCGTTGATGCCTTGGCGAGAGAAATCGGCAATACCCTTGCGCCAGCATTAAAAATTGCGTTGGATGATTTAACTAACTTTGTAAACGGATTTGTTCAGGGCTTGCGATATATGCAGGCTCAATACAGTGCGTTTTTGGCTAGTTTGCGTGGTAAAAATGCAGATGAATTGCAAGGGCAAATTGCAGGCATCAACAAATTTATTGCGGCGAACCAAGGCCAGCTAAATAAAATCCGCCCCGGCAGCCTTGCCGAAAAGCAAGTGCAAGCAAAATTGGTTGAATTGAGAAAACTCCGTGGCAGCCTGCAAAAAGATTTAGACAAAACACTTGGCCTTGTTGCTCCGCAGGGCAGATCAACCCTTTTACCTACCACTCGTCCCGCTACAGGTGCACCGCCGGCATTGCTTGGCGAAACTGGAGGGGGTCAAGGTTCGTCGAAAGCCGCAAATGCTGCGAAACGATTGGCGGAAGAATTAAGACGGTCGGTTGAACAAGGCGACAATATGGGCCGTGAGCTTAGTCGTCAAATCTTGCTTCTAAACAACATTACCGACCAAGAGGAAGAACGCTATCGAATACAGTTTGAGTACGAAGATCGCCTCCGTGAAATTAACGAGCTAAAAAATAAAGAGCAGCAGGTAAATCTAAGGGCCTTAAATGAGGAGATTAGGCGGCTTGAGCTTCAAAAATTAGCCACCGAAGAACTTAAAAAGCAAAACGAAGAATTTTACAAGCGTGCTGGCCTCGTCGCCCAGATTTACGGCGCTGGCGCTGGTGGATTCCGTACTGATATTGATCTGTTGGGACAGCAGCAGAAGGCATTGGACGAGGTGCTTAAGAAATACCCGCAGATTGGTGAGGCCGCTACCGCCGCCAGTCAACTTGCTACGCAGGGGACGATGGAAATGATTAACGGCACAAAGACAGCGCAGCAAGCATTTGCCGACTTCCTTAACAGCATCGTTGATATTTTGATGAAGTCTGCGGCGCAGATGATTGCCCAATACATTGCCATTGGTGTTGCTCGCAGCTTTGCGGGCGTTGGCGGTCTATTCAGTGGTGCGGGCCCCGTTCAGTTTCCGGGCAGCACAAGTGTTGGCGTAAGTGGCTTTGGTTTACCCAACCTGATGGCTCGTGCAGGCGGCGGCTCAGTGATGGCTGGCCAGCCTTATGTGGTTGGCGAAAATGGCCCCGAACTATTTATGCCCGGTCGTAGCGGTGGCATTGCTCCTGCTGGTTCGTTTGGCGGTGGAAGCAATATTGTGGTGAACGTAGACGCGAATGGCTCTAACGTGCAGGGCGACGGCGCACAGGCCAACGCACTCGGTAAGGCCATTGGGATTGCCGTTCAGCAAGAATTGATTAAACAGAAGCGTCCCGGAGGCTTGCTCGCCTAATGGCTACTTTCCCCGCTATCACGGCCACCTACGGCGCCACAAAGAACAATCAGCCTGTTGTTCGCACGGTGCAGTTTGGAGACGGTTACCAGCAACGCCTGACCTATGGCTTGAATCAAAATCCAAAGTCATGGGATCTGACGTGGCAGAACATTACTGAAACCAACGCTGACACCATCGAAACCTTCCTGAATAACCGCGCTGCTGATAACGCCAGCTTTGATTGGACACCACCTGACGAGGCAACGTCTTACAAGTGGATTTGCCCGCAATGGAATAAAACCATCACGTACAACAACCGCGCCACTATTACAGCTACGTTCCAACAAGTATTTGAACCCTGATGGCGTACTCGGCTTGGGCTAGTTCAACTGCATACGTCGTTGGCGATATTGTCCGCGCTAGCAGCCTGCAGGCGTCCGGTCTTGTCTTCCAGTGCACCACGGCTGGCACCAGCTCCAGCACCCAACCCGCGTGGCCAACCGACATTGGCAGCACCATCACCGATGGCACGGTTGTCTGGACGGCGATTAGCAGCGTCTACGAGGAGCTGGCCGCACTGGCACCAAGCGCCATTATTGAACTGTTTGAGATGACGCTGGACACAACCCTGCACGGCAGCAGCGACACCTACCGTTGGCACAATGGCTGCAATGCCAATATCAGTGGCAACATCGTCTGGAACGGCAATACTTACACCCGCCTACCTGTTAAGGCCGAGGGCTTTGAATACAGCAACACAGGCACCCTGCCGCGCCCCACGCTGACCATCAGCAATCTGGATGGCACCATGACCACGCTGCTATTGCTGGTCAACGCCACTACGCCCGGTAACGACCTCGGTGGCGCCACGGTTAAGCGGATCCGCACCCTGAAAAAATACCTTGACGGCGAGACCGCAGCAGATCCCCACGCCAAGTTCCCCGACGAAATCTGGTACGTGGACCGCAAGGCAAGCGAAAACCGCGACTCAGTGAGCTTTGAGCTAGCAAGCAAATTCGACCTTGCT